CACCGGGAACCGCGATGAGCAACTGTTTGATCTTCGCCGTGCTCGGGATACGAGCGCACCGATAAGTATTGGTGGTCGTAGCCAAGCCAGCGGTCGTCGGGGTCACGAAGTCATTGACCTGCTTCTGGTAGAAGCCGGCCGTACCTTCGCCCGTGGTCGGAACGATGATGGGCTGAGCATCAAGGTTCGTGATCGACGGGGACTTGAGGTTTTCTGCGCTCATGGGTTATCTCCTGCTTCCCAACCGTTACGGGGTGATGTCCGCGCCGGTCGTATCGGCACAGAGGACTTGGATGACCTTGCCCAACTGCGTGCGGGTCGCCCCGTACATCGTCTGGACATAGAGATCATAGGGCTCGCCCGACAGGTCGTTACGGATCGAGATGCGGGAAGTCATGTCCTTCCACATTCCGAGGTACACGCCGGTCTTCACGAAGATGAGGACGCCGCGCGTGGTGCCAACGGTGGTCTGCGGAAGACGCTCGGACACGACGATATCGTAGCCGAGGAAGCGCCGGAGTCGGCCGTCCACCAGAACAGGGTGATCGCCGAACTCGGTGGACACGACTTGGACCTGGGACAAAAGATCAGCCTCTTGCTGCGAACCAATCACCGCAGTCGGAGGGTCCATGTCGAGGTCGTTGTGGTAATGTTGCAGGATGCGCCGAGCTTCGATCAACTTCGCAACCGAAAGACCGTTCGCCGAGCCACCACCAGTGCCGAAGTTCGCGGCAACCTGATAGGAAGCAGTCGTGAAGGTCTCGGACGTGAGCGAGGCCGCATCTTGGCCGATCTGCGAAGTCGCAGTCGCCTGAAGGATAATCACGTCATCCCATGCGCGAGCAACCGAGGCCGCAGCCGCAGCAGTAAGCTGCGATTTCGGGTCCACAATAGTCTGCAATTCGTCGAAGCTATCGACGAGCAAATCCTCTTCACCTTCCTGCGGGAACACCCAACGCCGGGTGTACTGCGGATCGGTGCGGTTCTTCGGGGCAAATCGACCGGCAGGTGCCTTCAGAGTGACCGCGCCGATTTGGTTAATCGGGGAAGCCATCTTACCAACGTGCATGCCTTCGCTGACCTTGCCGCGAAGTTTCGAGGTCTTTTGCTGGAGCAGAAGCTCCAGGTTGGTCGAGAATTGGGTGGTATATAGCGGAAACAGGCCGTTGTCCGTGCTGGTAGCCATGGTTCATCTCCAAAACTGAGAAACGCCGGCCTTATCCATCACGGGGGCCAAGACCGATACCGCCGCCTCCTGGCAGTTGTGGCTCGGTGTCAGAATACCTGACTATGGGGTAATATACTACACCCTATTAACCTTGTCAAGGATAAAATTAAGCTTTGTGACCGCCATTCGTCATGAACGTGTCGAGGGTCTTCTGGGTCATCCCACCAGCGTCGAAAACACAACCCTGGATCACGAGCACGACGAAGTAGTCGCCGTTTGGCATCGAGGTCACGAAGATATGGTCGAATACGTAGTCCGTCTTGGGCTCGTCGGCGTTATAGTACGCCTGAAAGTTTAAACGAGCTTCGGCCGGCATCTCCGTGAAATCGTAACCACTTTGCTTCATGAACGCCGCCTGTCGATCCCAAGGAAGCTGACAGACTTCATCGGCGAGCGCCGGCACACATGAAAGGAACAAAGCAAGAGCCGAAATAGCAATAATCTTACGCATGGTGTTTCGCTTTCTTGGCCGCAACCCGCTCCCGTTTAGGAGCAGGCCGACCTTTATCGGCTTGGTTGAATTCCTTGCCGACCGATTGCGGGACGCCGCCGTAGCCACCCTTTGTGTGAGCGGCTGCGGCCATCAAGCGGCGTTGCGACTTCGAGACGCTCGGCATGTTACTGCTGCGCCCCAGTGATGATCTGGTTAAGCGCGAGCATCTGCCGGCCTTTCGCCACGTCGCCTTTCAGATACGCCTCGCGCCATACCTCGTCACGCATCAACTCGGCTTTCGATGCCACCGCTTGTTCGCGGGTCATGACGCCATTGTTGACGGCAGAGTTACCAGATTGGACAAACTTGTCCTCGCCGATCTTCGTGCCGATATTACGGAACATCTCCATGATCCGGTCATAGCCAACGACGCTTTCGAGCGCGTTGACATCTTCAGCCGAAATCTTGAGAGCGGCCGCCGCGTTGCGAGCGATCACCATGTTGGCGTCTTTGTTCGCGCCCCAGTTCTTAGCGAGCGCCGCCTTCTGAGCATCGATCTTAGCCTGCATCTCCGCAGTATCAGCGGCTTCGGCTTGCTCAAGCCATTGCACCGTCGCCTGCGTCATCTCGCGAGCCGCCTGCGGGGTCAAATGCGCTGCGTGCGCCTTCGCCTGCATATGGGCCACGAAGCTGGCGTCGAGTTCCTCGCCCGACTTGAACTTGATGTCCTTGAAGTCGTAAGCGGTCGCTTCCTTAGGAACTCCCATGCGCGTGTAGAGCGCGTTGTAGCCCTCGGTATCAGAAGGGTCCTTCGGGAACTTGACCAACTGGTTGGCCGGGATACCCGTCATCCGCTCGACTTCGCGATAGGACTTCAGGATCGTCTGTGCAGCAACATCGGCCGGCTTGTCGTGCCAACCTTTCGTCTGCAAATAGCCGACTGTCTCGGCATCGGCGTTCGCGCCGTACCATGGTGTAGCTCCGGCCGCTCCTGCGGCACCCGTTGCCCCTGCTGCTCCTGCTTCGTTAGCCATTGTCGTTCTCCTGGTTCAGTTGTGGACCTTTATATAGCGTGTATAGGTCCGCCGAAGATAGGTTCATGTGTTGGTTGATCCGCTGGAAGACTTCGTTCCGACCTATCAGTACGAACGTCATCTTTTCATCCAACCGACCATTCGCATCGAGAACCGCACAACTCTCGGTCGCTCGACAGAATTTCGCTAAGTCTTCCAGCACCCGGTCGCCTGCTCGGTTTCCGAACACTAGTTGGTAAGCATGCTTCCGCGTGCGAAGGAAGTCAAGCGCCTTGCCGATCCGCTCCTGTAGTGTCATTGCTGCAATGGCCCTCCGGCCTGTTGTGGTTGACCCTGCGGCTGACCCTGTGGGTTAGCCTTCTGCGCGACTGCCTGAGCTTTTACCATAGCCGCTTGAGCAGGTAAAGCCTGAATTTTCTGCTGCTCAGCCTGCGACTGAGCGCGGTTCTGGCGCTTCTTGCCAATCTGCATCTTAGATGACATCCAACTCTCAGGCACCGCCTGGGCATCCGCCATCGCTGGCACCGCAACATCGAACTCGAACGGATCGAGCAGCGACGGATCGCCAGTGATATTAACCAATTCCTTCACGCTCTCAACCGTGCGAAGGAAGCCGGCAGTCTCCTGCGCTTTAGCCGCGCGAGACAGCGGATTGGTGTAGATAACATCGTACTCACCTTTGGCTTCCTTAAGCCGAGGCGGCATGGGAGGAAGGATCGGGCGACCACGATTGTCGCGAAGGTGCGCGAGAATGTCGATCTCGCGAACGATTGTTGGGCCAAGATATTCGCTCGACTGGCGACCGACCGTTGGCGCAAGCAAGATACCTTTCTCATTAGTGCGCTCGATCACTTCGGTCGCCGTCATCTGCGGCGTCTCGGTAAGGATTTGGAACAGCGTCACGAGGAAGGCGTCATTGATTAACGACTTCTCCTCCTGCATCGCTTCCTTGGTAATCTGGATGTTGCCGGTCTCAAGGGCATGAACCAGGAGCTTGCCATCGGGTGTCACGCCGCCCTTGTTCATAGCGCCGGGGCGCAGCGACATATCAATCAGGCCATCGTCGGCCGTTAGGAGCACAGGATCAGCCGCTCGATGCGCTTGCTTCAGGAAGGTGGTCTTCTGCGCGTTTAGGGTCTTCAGCGCCGGCAGTACCATCATGGCCGGCGAGCGGCCGTAGACTTCGCCCGGCGTCTGGTCATAGCGGCTGGCGGCGATTGGCAGCATGCGATAGCCACCCTCGCGCAGAATGCAATGCCCCTCGATTGAGAGATACGTCGAAGAGAACGGTTTGCCCCTAGCGTCTAAGCGATCCGGGTCATAGTCGGTGCGCGGGCAGACATGATGGAGCACGTTGAAGATTTGAAGCTGGTTCTGGCTTTCAAGCGCCGGCCGCAGTGTCTCGGGGAACGTGTCAGGGAACTTCTGTTGGATTTGGCGAGCGGTCATCCGCATCCAGCGAATGAACCCATCGATCATGCCCTGGTGGTTCTCTTTCAGGAACAACTCACCCATCGGCACCGCCTTGTAGCGGATGCCAGTCGTGCCCTGGTAGTCCGTGCCATCGAACTCGTCGATGAACATAGCACCCGTGCCGAATGCACCGAGCGATTGATAGTTGTTCTGGTTCTGCGCCGAGAAGTTAGCAATCGGCTTGTAGCGGTATTTGAATAGGAGCTTCGTCACTTGCTCAAACCACAGGCGCGTGGCGCGATCCTTCATAACGTAGGGATCGCTTGCTTCAAGCCCATGCCAGAACATATTACGTGGCGTCAGCAAGCTGTCGCAGATCGCGGCGAAGCGATGGAGTGCCATCATGCCACTGGCATCGACTTGGCGATCTGTCTTCTTAATGCCCGGCCAGTTGAAGTTCTGGTAGAAGAATGTATTGCGCGAAGTCGGAAGGATCAACTCGGCGATCTCTTCCCAATGCGTCGCGGTCGTGCTCCGCGCCAACTGCATCGCGCTGAACTCGCGCATGATGTCTGTGTAGACATCCTCTTCGTGAGGCGTCATCACTTGCTGCTTACCGAGATCGTAAGCCATTAGTAGACACTCGCCGACCCGAGGAGAGCCTGACTAGCTTGGCCCATGGTAGTCATCTGCTGCATCTTGCGTTTCTTTTTCTGCTCGTCAGTTTCGTCCTGAAGCTGCTGCTGCAAGCTCGAACCGAGACCGAGATCGCTCGCGGCTGGCGACAACGCCATGTTCTTCGCGTTCATGGAAGGCATGGATTATCCCTTAGGAACTTCCGAAATAATTAAAGTCATCCCGTCATAAACATACTCAACGGTACTCTGCCCATCTTCTAGAAGGGTTGGCCGGTCAGCGACTTCTCCGGCATAAGTTCGTTTTACGAGAATATTCTGATGGTTAGGTTTCGGAGACACTATGATCACTTGAGTTGTCATTTACTCCTCCATTGTGAATTAATCATCATATCACCCAAATAGCGGGAAGTCAACGTCTTTTGCAACGGTCTGCGGACGCCGGCTTTTGAGGGTGCCGCCGAGCGCGGTAGCCTTCCAATATCGTTTCATCATAATGCCATAGCGGGTGGCGGACAGCAAATCATCGCGCTCCTTGACCACCAACCCATCCTTGCGGTGGTACATCCGGTATTCCTCGAACCACTCAGCTAGGTGCTCCACGACTTTGAGCCGGCCGGTGGACATCCGGTTCTCCATCTCAGCCACGCCGGGCTCGAACGCATTACCTCCCTCGGGCCATGTGGCCATGAGCGGGTGCATGAGCAAGCCCTGGTCCTTGTACTGAAGCGAGAGTTGCCGGCCTGATCCTTTATCGCGCTGGTTGCCATCCTGCGGCCAGAAGACCGGGACGTTGATGCCGATCATCTTCATGCGAATAGCGTGCTTCATCGCATCGCCGTCTTTCATGCGGATCGCGTTGAGAATATGGATCACGTCGCTGTCGCGATCCCACGCCATCAGCACGGCAGCAAAATTATGCCCAATACCAAAGTCGATACCCCATCCTTTGACCCAGACTGTTGGCAGCATATCAATTATTGGTTCACGTATAGTTTCTTCGGCGATCTTGAAGACGCGCCCTTCCCCCAACATAGGGACACCACGCGCTCGCGCTTCCCGTTCGTGTTCAGGATAACCAGCGATAATCTTAGCCCGCTCATCGGCTGGAATATGTTTCGCGTCTTCGATGACCATATTCGTAACCGAACGGTCCTCAGAAGGCTCATGCAGGAAGCGAGAGACGACATCGGACATTCCCTTCAGAGGCGTGAACGTCATGAACAGGAAACCGCCTGTCGCGGTGAAGCGGGCCAAGCACTCCGAGTAGATGTCAATGGGCGGCTCCTCGTCGAGCCAGATGAAGTCGAGCGTTGCTGATTGGAACTTCGGCCGTCCTTGCTCGTAGGATTTAAACGTCAGAGTGGATATTCCACCAGTAGCATGCCGCACTTGGATTGTGTCGTAGGCATCCGTCACCCCTCGGGCAAGGGATGGCTTTCCAACAAACCTGTCCCTTGGTATGAGCCCGGTTCCGAACGCCTCCTCGACGCCCGGCTGGCCGCACAGGAGTTTCTGCGGGCCGTCGCGGACTAGGATGCTGGTCTCGCCTGCCGCCCACCCCGCTACCGAGTGATTGATCCGCCGCCCCGTCCACCACCATGGGTAGTCTCCTGTCAAATGAAACGCGACCTCGGCCGCGCCGGCATAGGTCTTGCCAAGCTGGTTGCCAGCCATGAGTAGCCGCTCGCGCTTCTGCACGCCAAACGCGAAGAAATCTTCCTGTTTCGGATATGGCTCAAAGTAGTCTATCTTATGATAGCGATGCCGCTCATCGAGCGCTCGAAGGCCGGCTAGGATTGCGTCGAGATCGACGGTCATACGCCGGCCCAGTCGGTGACTTCCTCGAACTCCGCATCCACCGTCGCATGTCCGAGGAGCTTGGCCGCGTCGATCCCGAGCCGCGAGGCTAGGAGTTTGATGGCCTCGATCTTGCCGGCGTCGTCAACGTGCTCCACCGTCACCTTATGCTCAGTTCGAGTATGCAGTCCTACGCGGTCGAGGATCGCCTGTGCCGCCTTCAGCCGGTCCTTGTGCGTCGGGTCGCCGGCTATGTCCACCAGGACCTCTACGGCCAAAGCGCCGCCGACTTCCATCCGTGCCTGAGCTTCCTCAAGGATCGCCGCCCTGATCTTCGGATCATGAGCGAGCCGGTGCCCCGTCACCCGCATCGTTTCATCGTTGCCTGTATAGCCAGCTTTTCTGGCCGCTTCCATCTGGTTAAGTCTACCCATTGACAGAACGGCATCGACAAATACCTTCTGTCGTGGGGTCAGCGCCCGCATAGCGGGTCCCATCGCGATGACTTCGGTTAATACAACGCTTGCCATTTGTTATCGAGG